ACCTGGTGTTTCTACTAAACGATCAATTTTAGCTTTTGATGTTTCATCTTCTAAGAACGCCTGAAAATCATCTAATCCTAACTCTTCATTTAATCGAGCATATGCTTCAGCGTGTATTGACTCAAAATCAGCAAATACACGAGCCATAGCTTGTATTTCAGGTTTTGGAAACCATACTGATACTTTAGTTGACCAATAGTCATTAACATGTACTTCAGTTTGAGCAAATGATTTTAAAATATTACCAATTAAATTCTTTTCAGATTCATTTAGTTTTAATTTCCAATCACCTAAATCAGATGCTAATGGCACCTCATCTGCCAACCAATGTGCTCTATGTTGGTCTTTGTAAAAATCAAAAGCCTGTTGGTACTCAAAAGGCTTATAAAAGTTCCTTGCTTCAATAATCATGATATTAATATAATGTTAGGATTGTAATTCGAAAAACTTCTTTTTAAGAGTTTCTCTTTCTTGGACGTTCACGTCACTAAAATCATTAACTGGTTTGGATGGTGTATATGATTCCTCGTTGTCTTCGTAATCATCAAATATCTCAAAACGACCTGTTGATGTGTCTATCTTGGCGCCGTATGTCATTCCGTCGCCACCGTAACGATTTTTCATGATATGGAATCTTCCAGTGCCGGCCACTTTGTCTTCTTTTTTACGTGATAATGAAATAGAAATATCTGTAATCATAATTTTGTCGTAACTTCCAGCGGCTTTGTCACCTTCAATAATGTCATCTTTAGCTCCAGCACGATTAACTTGTGATACACTCCAAACAGGTACCTTAAGTTCTCGTGCTAAACCTTTTGTACTAACATAAATATCATCTATCTCTTCTTTCTTCTCTCGACCAGTTCTTTTTGATCGAAGAAGATCTACATAGTCAATAATTACTAAATCTGGTTTGAAATCTTGTTCAATACACTTTTGAATATGTGCTTCTATTGTTGAAATAGACGCTTTACCTGGTGAGTATTCTTTGATAACTAAATTACCTGGTAGTGTAGTCACCATTGATTCTACTCTGTCTTTAAAATCCATAATTTGATTTACAGGTACTCCAGTAAAACAAGCGTCATATCTTCTTCCAACATAATCTTCACCTAACTCTAGAGTATAATGTATAACATTAAAACCTAAACTAACAGCATGTGCTCCTAAAGCTATTAATGTCCATGATTTACCTCCTCCTGGGTTACCAAATATTAGACCAAAATCACCTGGTCCAATACCACCTTGAAATAGATTGTTAAATAATTCCCAAGGTGTAGGGATAGCAACTCTATGTTCTTCTCTGTATCGAGATTCTATATCCTTATTATATTCTAATCCTAGATTTTTATCTTGACCTGCTTTTAAAGCATTATCAACCAAATGCCTAATAGAATCATAATCACCTGCCTTTAACAAATCAACAGATGTTAGTAATGCTTTCTTTAATTGTTGGTTTTTACAGAAATTAGAAAACTCTTGTTCCACATAAGCTAAATCATCTTCTGAAGCTGTATAAGCTTCCCGAAGTTGTTCTTTAATTGCTAATTGTAAAACTTCATTCTCAATTTTCTTCATTTCTACTTTAAGTATATCCATACTAGGTGTCGTATGGTATTTATCATAATACTTAAGTATTTCAGAAATAATCCATTTATGTGCTGAGTTGTCAAAGTACTCTTCACTTATAATGTCATGGATGTTTACTAAAAACTCTTTACGTGTAAGTAAAGAGGACAAAACCTTGATCTGGAAATGAATTCCATACTGCGATAGTGTGCTTAATGTCATAACTTATTTTTATTTAAAACTATTTAATGTAGTGAATGTATTTCTGATCCAGTAGTCTACATTTTTAAGAGTGTGACCTAAACCATCTTCATTATACATGTTTAGAAACTCTACTATTTTAGTATTCTCTATCTCACTTTCAATCACATCTTCTATTAACTGCTTCTCATTCTCATCTACTAACGGGTTACTTAGATCCATTATCTTGTAGTGCTTCTGTAACGTCTCATACTCAAATATCAACCTCGAGTATATAACGTTTTCTTTATACTTCCCTTCACAAATATTATACAAAGATTCTAAGGACAACTCTTCTGTTTGTAACTCTGGGAAGAATTTAAATAACTTTTTAGGTCCTAATCCTTTTAATCCAGGTATTTTATCTGAGTTGTCACCCATAAGTGTCTTATACAATATAAAGTTTTTAGCTGGTAGGCCAAATTTTTCTTTAACTGTTTCAGGTGTGTAGTATTCTTTTACAATAGGGCTATAAACAGTAATATTTTTGTTCACTAATTGTAAGAAGTCTTTATCTGCGGACACAATCACACATTTGCTATCGTATTTAACCGCCATATAGTTGGATAAATGCGCTATTATGTCATCCGCCTCAACCTTATCGAGTGATATAAGATTGACGGGTAAACACCTTAAATAGTGAATGAGTCTTGATATTTGATTAACTTTAGAATCTTGTTCTTCTTCTAAGTCATCAAATGCAGAATGATTAGTCATTCTTGATAGATTTCGACCTGATTTGTATTCGGGGAGTAGGTTCTTCCTATTAATAGTTGAACCTACCCCATCAAATATAATATAAACAGATGTAGGCTTGTTTTGGGCAATTAAGAACCCTAATGAGCGTAAGAATCCTCCTAACCCACCTACATGAACTCCATCTTGATTAACATAGTTTAATACAGCAAAGTTACGTAAGAATAGATTTAAACCATCTATAATTAATACTCTACTATGTTTATTAAATGTTGCTGCTGGGCCATCTGGTTTATCCATATTTTCCAGCATATCAAGTAAGCCTTTCTTGTTCATGTTTATTCTTCGTCAATTAATGTAATATTCTCTTTACTTTCTTCCCATTCTGATTTGTCTTCAGTTAAACCAATACCTTCAAGACTTCCTAAGATATGTACCCATTCATGAGCGTGTTGCTTCTTATATTCATTAACATCTTTAGTATCATCACTAATAAAACCATGAACTGTAGCTACAACTGTGTTTTTAGTTTGTAACCCAGTAACGTGATTTTTATCTACTGATACTTTAGTACGAACTGCAAATTCTACTTCCTTACCATCTTTAGTTGCTTTTAATTTACTTGTACCGCTATTAGTAATATTACCAAATGTAATTACAATTGAAGCATCTAAAAACATTGTCTCACCATTTTTCATCTTCATTTTTGGTTGAGCAAATATATTTTCAGCTGGTGCGATCCAGATCTTATTAATTGCTACCATAGAATTTGTATATGGTGATGATTCTTTTCTTGATAATGGGAATCGTTGATTAATAAAATTACCAAACTGTTGTGACATTGCTCCTGCATTCCACATTGGATTGTTTTTATTTGCTTCAACACTCATTTTACAAGGTATAGAACCAATTGAATCCCAGAAGAAGCATAAATCATAAGGTAAATTACCTTTCTTCTGTTCATCTAACAAATCGGCTATAAATTCTGCTGTGTCTTCAATAGTACCTAATGTACTTCTATCAACATATAAGAAAAATCCTCTATAGTCTACAATTTCACCTGTTGTTTCATCGACAACATCTTCAACTTGAAAACCCATTTGTTTAGCATGTTCCCAAGACCATTTCATCTCAGTAATAATAAACACAGGCAAAATGCCCATTTTCTGGGCATTAATTGCTAGCTCAAGTAAAGCTGTTGTTTTACCTGTATTACTGTGTCCTCTTAAGAGATTAATATGGCCTATAGCTGCTCCGGGTAATGAAGTTGAATCTTGTAATGCTTCTGAAAATGGGATCCATTTTTGTTCTTTGAACTTAACTGGGTTATTAAGTAGCTTTTTCTCTTTAAATTTATCTAGATTAAAACTAGATTTCATTTCAGCTGAGACTGCTGTCATTAAAGATTCTTTCTTTTTAGCCATAAATTGTTATTAATTAAAACGGTGCATCTTCACTATCTTCATCATCACCAAACAAAGCATCAAACTTATCTGCTTTAGTTGCTTTTGGTTTTACTTGAAGTGTGTAGTTAGATTTTGGCTGTTCAGCCTTAGCTAAGATTGGATCTTCATCTTTTGTATCTTCAACTGTAACTGTTTCCTCAGATTCTTCCTCTTCTGGGTTTAAGAAACGTTTTAAGATATCTTTAAGATCTTCATAACTATTTTTCTTTTGTAACTCTAAAACATTAGGTTGTTCAGTTAACCATGATTTAATTTCTGATTTGTCAGAACTTAACACTGATGTTTTAGGTTTAACACGAATTGAGCATTTAATACCTTGACGACCTCCAATGTCACCAATGTTAGCATCAACTGTAAAGTCACGACCTTCATTGATATCAGTAAAATCCCCATAATCCTCATCCTCAGCAATACCTAATAATTGCATATAGATTTCTTTTCCAAATTCCCACAAACGAACTCCTTTGTCTTCTTCACCTCGAACAATAACAGGAGCGAATATTCGCATTTTAGGATCTAACTTTTTAGCTAGTTGCCAATTTTCCTTATCATTTGTTTGACGAAGTTGTTTTGCAAATTCAACAATTGGATCTTTTTCACCCCAGTTTGTTAAAGCATAAGTTGGGAATTTAGATAATCCATAGTGTACAAACACTTCTTGAAACGGATTTTCTTTATTAATTGATGAAGGTACAATTCGGATTTGATACTTACCTTCTTGTTTTGGTTTCCAATAGTACTTGGAATAGTCAACCTTTTCTTTCTTGGTTCCGGTTGCTTGTAGAGAATTCAATCTCTGTTTAATCGCATTGATGTCCATTTTTATTTGGTTTTAAATTGTTACTATTTAATATACTACATTTATTCTTATAGGCCAAACTAGCTAATACAAGCTTTTAAAATGCCTTTCTATTGTAGTGTTTTCTTTAACGTTACGTACCTTATAATTCAATGATCCTAAACACCTTTGTGTTTAGTTGTTTTAACTCATTATGTTGAGTCAATAATATACTATTTTTATAATGTGGCCAACTTACTCTATATTCTACATCTACTACTCCACCATTTAATTTTTTAATTAATTCGTTTAAAGCGTTTATAGTATAAAGTGTATTGGTTTCTTTTTTACGATGAACTAAGATTGTATTTTCAGGAATATCATTAATGTTACCTTGATCAACATTATAAGTGACAACATATTCATTTGTACTTTTAACAAATAGTACAAACATTTTGTTATACATAATAGTATACGATTGAGATATGTCTTCGATTAGAGGCTCTAATCCATCAGCACCCGTAAATGTGCAAAATAACTTATTGTTCAAATCCTTAAAAATTACATCGATGTCCATATCATACATATGACGTGTGTTACTTAAAGTCATAATTCCTCCCTCTGTTAATTTTTATTAATAAATTTAATTCTTTAAATATGTTTTTTATTGTTTCTAATTCTTCAACTTCATCTTCATCCCAATCCAATAAAAAGGAATCATAAGTATAAAGAACAATTTTAGTATTTTTGCCTGATAGTACTTTATGTATTTTAAGTAGTATCTGTATGTTAGTAGATGTTTCTAGATTTTGCAAGGTATAATTAAAAAGTTTTTGAGGATTCATATCCCCTAATTTATCTTTTTCAAATTTATACTTTGATATAGGAGTTTCAATATAACCTTGATTATTAAATAAGTCCCATTGTTTTTGAATATATGTTTGGACTTTTTGAAAGAATTCTAAATGTTGATATTCTTTAAAGACACCTCCATATAACTGTTTAAATGTTAATTCTTTAGCTGTCTTATAATCTACATTATAAAGTAGTGCAAAATCAGCGTGAATATCAGGGCTATTAAATTCATAATTAACCAATTGTCCCGCCAATGTTGGATGGTATGCTGAAATATCGATTTCAAGAAATTCATTGTTTTGTGGTATAAAGCTAGATCTTGAGTGGTTATCTTTCTTTAAAGCAGCGAAGTTAATGCTATTATACGCATTAGACGGTCTTCTTGTTGTAGTGTTGAGATTATATTGAGTGTAAATTCGATCATCAAATATCGAATAACTTTCATTGTTTGGCTCATAATATTTAAAAAATTTTTCTTTATTTATTCTAATACCATTTTTTTCAATTCCAAAAAATGCTAAAGCGCCTTTATTATAGAATTCAATATATTCAGGTTTTGGCTCCAAAATGGTTTGTTGAAGCTTATTATAAATATTCTCACAAGTCTCATAATGTTTAGAGATTGGTATTATCTTGTTAATATCTTGCTTATTTGGATGTAATCGATAGAATACATCAAATACAGGTTCAAGTTGAGTATCTACGCTTTTAACACTAGATATATCAATGACTTTATTTAATTGAAAATAATATAAAAATGATTTTTTATCTCTAACATATACTGTGTCTATGTGTTGAAGTATTTTTTCTATATATGTTTTGCCAATAGATAATGTTTCACTATGATCTATACATAACATATAACCTTTAGAATCATAAGTTGGCCTTATATAGACAGCGCAAACATCATTTGCTACAGGGTGAATAAGATTATGGTATGGGATTAGTTCAACAAAGACTTCTTTATAGTCTTGATTAACAAATTCTCTTAATTGTTCTTTTGTTTCAATAAGCCAAAACATAACCTTTATTTTCTAATAATATAATAAAGGTAGTCTTTAAGCCAAATTATCTATTATTTAAAGTAGCTATAATAGTGTCAGCATCAGGTTGTAATACATTATTAATTGTAACATCTCCTCCTACAAAAGCATATATGCCTTGGCTCATACTAACATGAACACACATATCATCTACTTTATCACAAGACTCATATATAAAATCAAATCCTCTCCAATTAATAATTCCGTTTATGTATGTTACGTGTTCCATTATGCTTTATTTATTTGTATATGACCAAATGAATTAACTGAGCTATCAGCTGTTGAAGAATTAGTATGTACAATAACTAGATATTGATTGACTGTCCAATCTATATTATTTGCACTCACTGCTGCTGTAGATGTAGTATTGTCATCAGCATTCACATTAAAATTACCAGCCATAGTCTCAGTATTGGTTGTTGTTTTGACAACTGCTGTTCTAGTATATTGATGGTAAACAGTAGTAGCAGCATTGGTAGCTGATGTAGCTATTAATGAGCCTCCTATAGCTGCGGATGTATTAATATACATTCTGACTACAAGTGTTCCAGCTGTTCCTGTTTTTCTTGCTCGAGCTTTTATATATAAAACATCGCCTACACCTACAGTGTTAGCTGGTATTAATATAGATTTAGTAAGTGTACCTGAGGTTGTACCTGTTACTGCTGTACCATCAGTTACATCCTGAATGTTTCTTATTGGAGATAAGTTTGTAGCTACACCTGCTCCTAAACCGGCTATATTAAAGTAACCACCCCTATTATTTCCACCTTGTTCAAAAATTCTTACCTTATCTTGATAAACATCTACAGTTACTCCACTACCTGTGAGTGTAGTATTTGTTACTGCTTTTCCTAATAATATCTCTCCTCCCTCATCACCACCTGTAGCATTTATTGTTAATTTATTTCCATTACTGATATCTACTGATCCAGAAAATATGGCTGGTCCTATATTTGTAAATGTGCTAGAACCTGACACAGTAAGTGAACCTGTGATAGATACACTACCAGTCATTGCTATTTGACCTTGGGTACCATAGTTTATAGCAGCGGTAGTACCATTTGGATATATTAAGAATCTAGTATCAAAGTCAGCTGAGCGAGCTCCAGCTACATCCATCATTCTCCTACTTTCCCAATCAAAAACCATAGTACCAGCTGAGTCATTTAAGGCTCCATTACCCCAATCAACTCTAGTTATAGCATTACCATCATTTAAAAAAGCATTTTCCCAATCAACTGTAGTGACTGCGGATGAATTATTTAAATATGCGTTTACCCAATCTACTTTAGCTTGTGTACCTCTACTCAAAGTACCTACTGTAGTGTCTATGGCAGGGTTATTAACTCCTGGGACGCCTACTCGCAGTGAACCTGTCACTACTAAGCTTCCTGATATAATTGCACTTCCGGTATATGGGAATGGGTTTGAAGCTACACTTGGGGCCCATGAAGCTGATAAAGCTTGAACTGCGTATGAAGCAGTTCCTAGTAAACTACCAGTTAATGATCCTGTAAATGTGGATGCAGTTATAGCTGTAGAAAAGATGCGGGGTACAGTGAGAAGTTGTGTGGATGGATTAAATGTTATCCTATTTGAAGTATACACATTTTCAGAAGCAGCTGTAGGTGAATTGTTTGAATCTACAAATGTAGGATAAAAATCAGCATTTGTAGCATTAACTACTGTAAGAATAGCTTTAGCTGTATCAGCTGATACAGCTGTTCCTGCTATAGAAGCTGTTATAGCATTTGTAGCCCAACTTGCTGTGCCGATTAATGAACCTGTAAAACTTGTAGCTGATACACTTCCTACAGTTAATTTATTTGTACTAGAGTTATATCGTAAATCAGTATCTCCTCCTACTGCTACACCAGTTGTAGCCACTACATTTGACATTAGTAGATAACTTTCAACTGGGCTACTAAATGAATAAATGTCTATAGTAGCTGCGTTACCGGCTTGAGTGGCGTAAGATGCACTTGTGGCGAAACTACTACTATTTGCTGTGAATTCTTTTACAACATTACCAGAACCACTACCATAAAATAATTTTCCATCAACAGTATTAATAGCTAATTCACCTTGCACCAATGATGAAGGTACTGCTCCTGATCCTGTACTATTTCTTATTATTATTGTAGCCATTCTTTATTATAAATATTAAAAAGTTCCTCCATTTATAGTTCCACCAACTGTTAAATCACCAGTTATTGATAATGAACCTGTTAAACCATATGAACCTGTTAATTGGTTTGAATTAATCCATACCCCTGTATTATTACTTCCACTTCTAACTAATAATTGTCCTGGGGTTAAGGATGCTGTGTTTATTCTAACATTATGTAATTCATCTATCTCATAACCATTATCTACTTTAACAAATATTTTACCATTGTTTTGATGGGCATATGTTACATATCCCATAATTACAGTATGTTGGGGTCCTTGTGGCTTTATATTTGTTAAAGCACCAGCTATAGTAGGTGATAGATACAATATATCCCCATCTGTCCAAGTTTCTCCTTGTAATGCTCCTGTAGTATCTATATTTCTTACTAAACCGTTGCTAGTAATAAAACCTTCTTGGTTATTGGCTATGTTTTCTGTTACTATTCCTAATGTATCAGCTGAGTTGTTATCATTATTAGCTTGGGCTAATACAACTGCTAATCGTTGCCCTTGTGCTCCACCTTCACTTACTCTACGTATACGAACAGCTCTATATTGAGATTCTAGTAAATCAGCTCCAGTTTTATTTATTACTTGGATTACTGATTCTTGCCCAATTTGTAATGTTACATTACCTCCTTTTAATCCCAAATCTAAAGTACCATCAGTGTTATTCCAAACTAAACGACTAGCGGCTGATGAGCCTGAGAAGTAAATTGAATCTGTTAGTATTATTGATCCTGTTAAATTAACATTATTAGTAGTATAATCAAAAGAGAAATTTGATGAACCACTTAATAAACTAGCACTATTAAATTGGATTTGGGTATTAGAACCACCTGCTGAAGCTACAGCTGTTACAGTAAATAATGAACCTGTACCATCATATATGTTAATACCATCAGGTGTTTGTAAAACCCGTTGATATGTATCTTCTATATTTTGGCCAGTAAAATCAAATGGTCCAGCCATAACTTTTATTTAATTTTATTTTTGTGGAAGTTTTTCTAAAATCCCACTTATAATTTCTTGAACTTGTTTTTGTTCAATTTTATTTTCTTGCAAATAAGTACCTACTATATTATTTAATTTATCCTTTTTAACTGTTAAATTCTTAAGATTAATATCTTCTTTAACTAACATTTTAACAATTTTAATAATATGTTCAGTAATTGGATCTACTTCTTCAATTCCTGTAATTTGAATTTTAGGAGCATTTTCCTTTATAATTTCAGCGTCACTAGATTTAACTTCAACAGTTACTTTACGAGATGCTTCTACTATAAATTCTGACTTCCAAGGTGTAAAATAAGTATCCTCTGCTATAACTTCAAGCTTTATTTGACCTGAGGTGTTATCTTCTAAAAGACCTTTTAGTTTTTTAATAGGAATAGAACACTTTCCATCTTTATTAATGGTGCCTTCAAATAAAAGATTAACATCTTCTGATTCGATGATTAGTCTTGCTTGACTATTTTTTAATGAAGCACCTTCAAGTTTAATATTACACTCAAATACTTCAGGTTTGTCAGTAAATAATTTATACATTATAATTCTACTTTAATGTTTATGCCTAAAACTTCTTTAGCTACTAAGGCTACGTCCGATATACGTATTTTACGTTTTATTACTTCTTTAGTCTCTTTATATTCTTTACCTTCTACTTTACAAAGTAGTTTAATAAATTTCTTTTTCTTTTCAGGTTGTTTACCAAAAAAATCATCTGGTGTATACCCTCCACCTAATGTTTGAACTACTTCAGTTATAAGCGCGCAATCATCCCAGGTAAACGGATTAGCGCTTTGATTCGGGAATGGATTTGACTCCCAAGAGAAATTAGCATTACCCCACTGAAATGGTGTTCTAGTACTCATTAAAAAGTACCTCCATCAACTAGTTTACTTATGTTTACATTAAATTTATTGCCATCACCTTTTGTAAAAGATATATTAGTATTTGAAGAATTATCAGCAAATGAAGCTGTAGTTAATAAGGACCCAGTTGATCTTCCTTCTATACCTGATAACCCACTTCCGTCTCCTGAAAATGAACCAGTGAATGATCCTGTAAAGAATGTCCCTGTACCTGTGAAGGCACCGTAATAGTTTCCTGTACCACCAATATCTATGGGGAAATATTCAGCCATTTTTAATTATAAATATTAAACTGTTGGTTGATAATATTGAGTATAATTCATTTTTAAGAATTCATTTAACCCATATACTTGTTCTTTTTCTTCAGCATTTAATATAGAGTAACGATTAAAATCACTAACTGTAGTCACACTTCCAGTTAACATCCATTTAATATAAAATGGTTTAAAAAGTGAAAAATTAGGATTTTTTAATGAATTTAATTCATTATATTGATTTTTAGTTAATTCTTTAAACAAATATTCATTTCTTTTTTTAGAAAAATATCTTATAAAACTTCCAAATTTATAATCATCTGGGGTTGGATGTAATGGTAAAGCATTTGTAGTATTTAAAGTAGGAGCAGTAGGTGCAGTAGGTGTAGTAGATATAATAGTGGCATGTTCAATACTACCTAATTCACTAATTATTTTTATTTTACTATTTTCACCATCACCTGGGTATTTTCCTGTGAACATTTCACCTGTAGCTAGTTTGTAATAGGGACCAACATATGGTTTTAAAGATACAACATATACAAAAGATGATTCATCTGATGCTATAGCTACTTGATTAGTTAGTATTTTATTTTTAGGATAGTAAGGCATATTATCAAATTGTTATTCTTAATCTATCAAGCATATTAATAAGATTTGATGCTGGGGTTGGGTCACCATGGTCACCACCTCCAGTAGCGTGTCCATATATTCCATACACATCATATTTTCCAAAAGCTTTTTTATTATAATTTTTTCCAACTACTGGTATTTCATCAAATCCCCATAATGCTTTGTATATTTTTCTTCTATCATAAGCTTTAAATGCTGTTTTAATATCTGGGTATCTAGACATTATACTTGTTAATAAAGTTTTTAGTCCTTCCATCTGTACTGTTGGATATTGGTACCATGTATTATACCCACCATAACTAAATGAGGTTATTTCTACATTATTTGATGAAACCTCATGTTTATAATCACTAGTTAAGTAGTATTTGTTATCTTTTGTATATAAAGAAAATGGGTTAACTATTTCTATACCTATACCATATTTATTCCAATAATTTCCATGGATACTAACTGTGTCTTCAGGTATTCCTGAGACTACAGTTCCATCTATACCCACAGCATAGTGTATACCTCCTCTCTCAAATGAACCATTACATCTTCCAACATAGTCAACAATAGACTGGGCGGTTTGTGAAGGAGGACCATCAGTAACGTGTAGTATTATACTTCTAGGTGTTCTTTTTTCACTAAATTGAGGTTCTTTTCCAGTATGTATAAACTTTCCACGTACACTAGTACATTTTCCATTTAATGTTTGTGCTTTACTTATTGTTTGAGAAAACCAGTCTTTTGATTCATCTTTAACTACTTGTTGAATCCATCCTAAATTATGGCTTTTTAAAGTAGGGGTATCTTTTACTGTTTTACCATCATATCTTGGGCCTGATATGCTTGTTATTGTTGTAGTCCAATCATTGTTTTGAATTTTATGAGATATACCTGTTGTTATAAATTGAATTTTATTTTGATATTTTTCTGGTAGTAACCTAGTATCAGCTGTGTATGACTCATATATTCTCATTCCACTTAAGCCATCCATAGTTAATTCAAGATTAATAGGTAAAAATCCTATACTTGGAATAATATCTTCTTTAACATATTCTCCTAATTCAAAATTAAATAAATCTATACCTGCATCTTTTGAACCATCAATTTGTTCATCTGTTATATTACCATCATTAATAGCTGAGTATAGGTTTTGTATTAAACCTACATTTGAATAATAATTTGTGGCCACATCAGATGATCCTCCTTTAGGATTATTAATATTTGATTTAGTATGAATTATCCTATCTGTTAGCCCCGTATTCCATTTACTTAAAGCTGTTGAATTAGATCCTACAACATTACCATTAGCTTGAGCTCCAACTGTAACAGAAGTAGCAAAATTATTTGATAATTGGGTTTTTACAGAGGCATCTCTTACAAAACTACCCTCAGTACTATCTAGGGTGTGAGTTATAAATCTAGTCGGGTTATCAAATAAACCACTTGCTTCTGGGATACTTCCTAATCCAGGTATGAATGTATTATCAATTATTCTAAAAGAATTATTATCTTGGTTATATGAGACACTAAAATTATTAATATTACCTAAAGCATGTTGTACCCCACTCATTAATTTATCTAAAAAATCATACACAGATATAGCTCCAGTTTTAATATCTATATAATTTTCTAAGGTTTTAGCTATATAATCCATGTTAATATACATGTTTAATGTTCTACCTATGAATTGTTTAGTGAGACTTGTATTGTCATATTTAAATTGTATACCATCTTTAATATCATCAAATAAATTATTTTGTACATCTAAATTATTTCCCTCACCAGTTGGAGAAGTATTATTATTAGTATACCCAACATTAGCATCAGTGAATGTAACTGTTTTATATTTATATTCTTTTATATGTATTGAACCATCAGCTAGACCAAATGCCCCATCGTATTTAAAATTTCTTTGAAAAATAGTTGGGTTATTCTCTAATATTTCTGTTATAACTTCATTATTAATACCTATATCTATTAAACCTGTACTTGTGGTTGGATTTTTATTAAGTACTTTATCAACAAAATCTTTATATTGTGTTGAAATCCCATACCAAAAGGTTGAATACACCGGTGTTATTACATTAGCTGTAGTTGAGGTAGCAGGTTGAGTTGTCTCAGTAGTAATATATCCTGGGGATGGTGGGGTGTATTTTTGTATATCTGCTTCTATACTTGCTTTATCTTGAATATCTTCATAAAGATTTATAAAAGTTGGATTACCTTGTTGAAGAGAATAATAACCATTGACTAGATTAGCAGATGCAAAACCAAATGCACTTCCCTTAGCTGTTATTTCTGAAGTCATAGGTGCTACTCCTTTGGAAAAGTCAGGAGGAATTGGGTTAGTTCCGTCTTGAACATGTATTCCTCTCCAAGTATATTCCTTAACAGTCATAACTAGACCATTTGATGTCGCCACTGATGTGTTACCTCCTGAGTTAGATGGGGGAGGTGGTACTGTGCCTGATAAATCTTTGTTTACTTCTATCAAGCATACTCTAGGATCTAAACTACCATGTCGTCCATATGTGAAGCAAAAACTTGAATTTTTGTCAAAATCTAAATTAATTAATCCTTGATTAGATTGTGTTTCATCATATAATAAACAAAAGTTTTGTAAACATCTTAGTAAAAATCCAAGTTTCATAAAATATTGAGCTTGCACACCTGGGATTGAAGAGCCTTCTTTTACTCCAAGTAATTGAGGGAACACAAAACCAACAACTTCACCTTCAGCGGTTAGATCATCATTGTTTTGATTTGGTTTAACTCCAATTCCATTAGCTATTAAATCAGCTGTTACTTCTGGGCCTTGTAAATAATATTTACCATTATTATATAGATCTTCTGCTTTTAATTGGCTAGCTAACCACCATAATATTTTATTTAAAGTAGATTTTTGAGCGTTATATTGTAAAGGTGGTTGGTCTTGAGGGACATTTGTTGTTTGAGGAGCATTAGTAGGATGAGATACATTAGTTTTTAAAGATTCAATAACATCTCCTACCGACACTAAGTTTATAGTTATATCATAACTTCCATCTTTTTGTAAATCCCAGGAATAGTTTTTTACCAAACCAAACATAGCATCATAATTACCACAAGAACTTTGTCTATCAGCTTGAATTTGGTTTAGGATATTTATTTGGTTATTTCTTTTTAAGAAATATTGGTCTGTAGCTACATTATGGTATGTGGTTTGAAATGTACCTTTAAATTTTGGTGAGCTATTAAAATATTGGGACCATCCCCACTCTAATAACATGGAAAATCCTAATCTAAGATATAATTTATCTATAATATTAAATTGATCAATATTATGACATAGTATTTTAATTGTAGCTTCTCTTAAAGATCCTCTATTTAAAGATTTAACATCTGCTGAAACCAGACCTGGGGGTGGGGAAAATCCATATCCACTATTAGATTCAAAACCATAAGCTGTGTTCCCACCTAATCCTACACCTGTGGCAAATTGGTTGTCAAATCTAGTATTAAATAATTGATATTTTTTAGCTGAGGTTCCAGGTTGTTCTCCATCTATATCAACTCCAGAAGTTAATCGTAAAAACGCTGTGTTAGCATTTTGATATATTAAAGTTTCTGAGGATTTAGATTTTTTTAGGTTATATAGTTCTTTTTGTCTATATTCAATCTGTTCTTTGACATAGTCATCAAACTTAGACCCTACAATATTTTTTGGCATAACTTATGAATTTAAAATGTTATAAGCGGCTATAATACTACTAACATTACTGGGTATACGTATTTGGAGTCCTTCAGGAAGATATAAAGAATTTTGAGGAAGATTATCATTAGCTATAGATATAACCCACCATAATGTTGAATCATTATAGTATTGTTGAGCTAGTTTGTCATATCTATCTCCTTCTGTCGCTATAACATATATATCATCTATAGATAAAGGTACAATAGGGTATTTAGTGTCTCTATAGTATTTTATATTAGTATCAGGTTGATTTATTATTTTAGTATTTTGATATCTATTCATTTTATCATCCTATATATTTTTCATTATATTGAGGAACAAAATTATGAAGTGGGGTAAATGAAATATTTACTTTAATTCCTTTAGGTAATTGTAAACTATCAGTAATTTTAGTTCCATCTTGATTTCTATTTATATCCCACCCCATGTCATTAATTTGTTCATAATTTACATTATTGACTATAGAAGGCATGTTTTTAAAATAATCACCCATAGTTACATATGTTATAACACCTCTCATTAAACCCACTGTCGCTCCACCTGTTCCTGTTGAATATGATGGGGCTACACTACTAATTAATTGGTTTAAATTAGAATAATTATTTTTTAAATCTAATCTTGATAAAGTAGGTACTAAAAAAGAAATTGAACTATCTCTTGAAAACCCATTATATTTATAAAAACTTTCAGCTCTACCCATATACTTAATAGAACTCCAATCTCCTTTAAATCCATCACTCCAGTTTTCTAAATAAGCTTTAAAATTAACTGCAATTGTAGTTTGAGGTGATGTTACAGTAAATTGGAGAGTAATAAAATCATTACTACTACTATCAGAACTTATTCCAGCATTTGGATCTGTAATTCTACTACCTCCAGAATAATTTCCTTTAAATGAAGTTTTACTACCATATGTATTTCTATTAAATACAGTATAATCAGTTGATGATACTAATGATTTTCCATTTTGATCTACAAAACTTCCACTTCTAAAATCCACTATACCTGAAGTTCCAAATTCAGTATTTTGGGCTTTACCTAAAGATGTTTTATTAGCTATTTGAACACCATCTAAAGTAAAAAGATCTTTATCTGTGTTATTTTTTTTATTTGAAAATATATTAGTAGAATTAGTATTCTTAGACTCTCCAGGTAATCCTCCAATAAAAATACTATCAAATAATGATGATGTATTAGTAGTATTAATTTCTTCTTTAGCTACATCAAAATATTTTTTAGCAGCACCATTTGCCGCTGTATAAACCCAAGTAGTAGAATTACTGTCTGGGGTGTAATATTCTGGTTTAGTTGGGTCTGTTCCTTTTCTACTTATAATAGTAGATGATTCACTAAGTAAACTTGGTGGGGAGTATAAACTGCTACTTATAGTATAAGTATTATTTCTATAATTAATTCCACCATTAAAGTATAAATTAAATAATTTATCTCTATCAGTTTCAGGAAGTGACAAATATAAACTTTGGTAAACACTAATTTTTTTAGCTACACCATTAATAGTAGTAGTTGAAGCATTTGGATTATAATACCAGACTATGTTAGGAGAACCTATTGGGGTTAAATAGTTATAATTTGATTCATTAGTAACTTTACTAAAACCTGTTTTATCTCTTCTTAATAAGACAGTCCTAGTAGGATTTTGCCAACGAATATTAGTATTTCCTATACCTAATATAGAACCAGGACCACCTCCATATTTTAAAAGATCTACACTTCCTGGAGGAGTGACTCCATATTGGTTATTAGTAGCTAATGCTACTTGTAAAGTATTTTCTTGGTTTATTTTAGATAAAGTTAATAATGTTAACCTATTAGACCCTCTACCTATATCATCAGGTTGATTAGGTAAACCAAATCTATTTTTGTAAAGTCTAGCATTATCAAAATATCCTATATTACCACCTTTAAAGTAACTTCGTTCAAATGGATTTATACCTGCTTTATTTAAATGATATCCAATAGAGTTAACACCAACTTGAGCTATAGTACTTCCTGGGTTGTAAAGTCTAGTGTATCCATCTACTTTAACATTCTGTCTTTCTAATAATTCCTGCTTAATAATAAAGAATATACCTGATGGGGTTGTTAAAAATTTAGTAACTCTAACAGTATCAGCAAATGAATGAGCTATATTAAATCTATTTTTTCTCCAAAGAAAATCAGGAGAGCTTGGGTTTTGGGTTGTATCAAATGAATTATTAATAGCCCCGATAACAGCATTTACAGCTCCTTCAGCTCCATTTGTTATAAATTTAGCGGCTTTATCTAAACCATTAATAATAGGTGTAGCTATATCTATACCATTACCCTTAAATAAAGTTACTTCTCTAACATTTTTACCAACTAAAAGTGTTAGTGGAGGTATATCAAAAAGATTTTGTCCTATTCCAAATCCAGCTGACCCACTGTAAGCTTGTTCTAATGTTGTATTAGGAGGTGGAAAATCTACATTAGGTATATTAAATCCAGTGAATAAAAAAGGTTGACCACTTGATCCACCACCAGGTCTATCGTGACCAAAGGATAACGATTTAAGATCTGTGTTAGATGTTATTAATGGCATTCAAGTGATTTTTATAAATTATTATCCTAAATTATCTAAGTTAATTCCTTCTGGTAAGCTATATTGGTATTGGAATGGAGTGTACCCATTACTAATATCTAATTGGGAAGGCATAGGTAATGGATTAAGAGCACCGTCATCATACTGTTGATAACTATTATTAACATCTTGCATATATTCAAATCTACCTACTGAGTAGTAGTGAAGAGTGGATTGGTTTGTAGCTAATACTGTATTTGGTTGTCCAGCATTATTATATGTAGTGTAATTTGATCCATCATCTAAAAATTTGTCTAATAGTCCCATAGTTGTATATTTTTAAAGGTTTATTATAAATATTAAACATTATTGGGTTTTTACCTGGGTTTGAAGGTTAGTTTGGTTAATTAATGGGGCTAATACTCTACCAGCTTCTGTTCCATCAATTTCAACTTTACCTGGTGTTGAAGCTATTTGTTGAAGTAAGTTTTTAATAGCGACTAACTCAGACATCATGCCTGATGTGTTTCCTCCAGTTGAGGTTCCTCCTCCAGATTTAACATCATTAGTAGTGAATACAACATTATCATCTTTAATACCTTGAGCTACAATTCCTCCCTCAGGTTTAGATACTACTAAACCACCATTGGAATCAATAGCTCCATCTTTAATTTTTTTAACATCATTAGCTGATTTAGTAGCTAGACTTATCATTCCAGCTACAGCTGTGATAGCTAAAGGAATCCCTACTCCAAATGGTATTTTAGCAAAAGCACTAAAAATACTAAATATAGCTGTCATTATAGTAGGAGCTAATATAGCTGTTAACCCAGCAGCTATAGCTACCATAATTGGTTGTCCTTTTTTTAACCCATCAACAAACCCAGAAACTAAATTCCCAATAAGTTTAAATCCTTCAATCAAGGGAGATAATAAAAAATTAACAGCTGGGAGTATAGTTGTAACTAGATCAACTATAGGAGTTACAAATTCTAATATAGGTTGGGCTAGTCCTATAAATAAATCTCTAGCTTTTTCAATAGCTTGATTAACTTTTTCTTGATTATCCTGTTGTTTAAATTGTCTAGCTAAAGCTTCATCACCTAACATTTGTTGGGCTTTTTCAACTCCATATTGAGCTACTAAGGCATCATATTTTTCTTTAGCGGCTTCAGCTGTTTTAACACCTACTTTTTGTAATGCCTCTTGTTCTGTTAAAGATTTAGCTAACTCTTCTCTTGTCATACCAACTGATTTAGCTATAGCTTCTTGTTGAAGACGATTCATAGCTGAGAATTCAGCTGATCCTCCTAATTGGTTATTTATCTCTTCAGCTACAGTAGCAAAATCATTATTTAAAGCGGCTAATCTTGCTCTTTCAAGAGTGATATCTTTACCAGTTAGTAATTCTGCTTCTAATTCAGATGATATGCTGTCTTCAAATTGTAATAATGAGTTAGCTATATCATCTACTTTTTCTAGATTAACACCTAATGCTTTAGCAGATACCATAGCTTTAGCTAATGATTCAGCACTTCCACCTAATGATAATTTAATATCAGCTGATACAGATGCTGAGTCTTTCATTAATTGCTTAACATTGATAGATAAACCTTTTTGTTTAGCTAAAGCTTCAGCACCTCCTAAAAATTCTTCAGATGTTTGTTCAATAGATTTACCAGTTACTAAAGACATTTTATACATCCCAGCTAATTCTTCATTAGTAAATCCAGCTTGTTCTCTTAATTTAGTAAAGGTTTCTAAATCTTTTTGATTAATATCAGCTTGAGCTCCTAATGATGATGCTATAGCACTATAACTCTCTTGTAATCCTTTAGTGTTAATAGCACTATCCATTGACAAATTAGCTATATTTGTAAATTCTTCTCTAGCTTGAAGTGCTTCAGTATAAGTTAAGTCTGTATTTTTAGCTAGTTCACCTGTAGCTTTGTCAGCTCCTAATATAGCAGCTTTCATCTCATTAAATAAAAAACCTCCTATAACTAATGGATCTGTTAATCCTTCTTTTAAAGTCGGACCCATCTTTTTAAAAGCCATTTTCATAGCTTCGCTTTTACTAACTATTCTTCCTTCTTTTTCTTCAATCTGTCTAATATCTTCTTCTACATTACCTAAAATGTCACTCATACCTGGTAGGTCTCCTAGGAATGGGATTTTAGACATCCCTTTCATTAGGGCCCCAGTAACACCTAAAGATTTTTCAATTTGTTTTTGAACATCAATATTGCGATCTAATTGCTCATTAAATTGTTTTAAATGCCCTGCGTTTTTAGTTATTTCTTGGGAAATATTTTGATGAGCAATTCTAGCTTCAGTTAATTCTTTTTTTTCTTTTTTAGATAATGTAGCTTTACCTTCTAATTCTTTTACTCTATCTTTAGCTAATTTACCAGCTAATTTTAAATCTTCTTCTCTTTGTTTTGTTTGTTGTTTTAGCTTTTCTAATTCTTTAGTAGATAATCTATTAGTTCCATCAGCATGGCTTTGCAATTTAGCAGCTAAACTAGTTAATCCTTTAAAAGCTTCTTTAGATCTATTAATCCCACTGTTTATACCTTTAATTTCATCAAGAATACGAACAAATCCTTCTCTAGCCCCAGCAATATCACTAATATAATCTTTCCATTCATCTCTTAAAGATTTTACTATTCTTTCAGCTTGAACTAAATCACCTGTAAAATTTTTTAAACTAGCCTCATCAGCGGTTAAACCTAATTTTTTAGCTAATTCAATACCTTCTTTAAGGAGATTATTTAGTTTCTTTTGTTCTTCAGGAGTTAAAGCCATATTATAATGTATATGTTATAAATATGAAAAAAGCCAAGTTTTAATACTTGGCTATTTTCTTACTATTATCTATTTTACCTTTAAAATGAGATGGTAAATCTATTTTACCTTCTTTTATTTTTTGAGATTGAGTAGCTAAATCTTCATTATTATGTTGGTTTTGTTTTTCATAATATTCTCTTAGTTTATTAAAAGTAAATTTACGAAGCCAAGTAGGCATATTATAAACAGTTTCCCAATTATATCCTCCTTGACCATGGAAAACTATTTCATGTATTTGAGTAAATAAATTAGCTCTTATTTGTGGGACTATATCAGGCGTCAGGCCAAAAAAAGCTAAGTCCAACTGGAATTGAGACTTTCTCGTCGCTCCTATCGGGAAAAAAGGTCAGATCAACGTCTGGCTGCACCTCCTTTATATACTCCCTCAACGCTCTGGAGTCACGAGCTAATAATTGTGTGTCTACAAATTCTCTAATATCTTTTTGATCTCTATTACCATTTATAGATGTAATAATGTATTTTAAACGAGTAGATAATTCAGCTGATGAATTTTTGTTAATTTTCTTTAAACCTTCTAACTCAGCTTTAATTTTTTTCTCGTCTTGCCCAGTTAATAATTTAAAAGTTATAGAGATATTAGTAGCTGGTAAGGTAAATGATAATTCATTTGTACCTTTTTTAAATAAATCAGCATCAATAGATTTGTTTTCTATAGTAGTTAAATCAATTGTATATTCTTCTCCACCGTACATGAATGTATATTCTTTACCATAACCTAAAATACGAGCGGCTATCAAAATGCCATTTTTATCACCAATACATAAATCATCATAATTTATATTAGATACAATAAGAGATTTAACTAATTCATCTAATACAATACCTTTACTAATATAATTTTGATTTGTTAATATATCTTCTTCTTTAGCAGTCATATACTTCATTTCAATTTTACCACTTGATAAAGGTGAAGACTCTGGGTATATTAACCCTTGAGATGGGAGCTCAACAATTTCTGTTGGCATTTTTAATTTATTTTCACTCATAGCTTTTATTTATTATAACTTAATGTCTTATATAAATATATACAAAATTAGAATTTTAATGACCTTCCCAATTTTCTTTCATAAATTCATAATAATCATTATTGTCATTCCAGATTTGATTGAATGGTTTAGGAGCTGAATTTGTTCCTGAGGAAAGAGTATTGTGGGTTACATTATCAGCTGGATAAGTTGTTATGGTATCAGGTAAAGGAACAGTAAAAACAGTTTCAGCTGAATTAGTTAAATCTGTATCTAATCCAGAACCTGTAATAGCTGATATTTGAATACCATTAAACTCTGGGGAGTCAATTTGATTTAAATAAGTATTAGCTGGTGAATATTCATCAGAATATTGTGATGGAGCTCCTCCGTATTCTCCTAGTTTTATATTTGGTGATGGCGAAATATTACCATAATTAGTAGGAGAACTAATATTATTTGGTTTAAAAGTAGTTGGATCAAAATTAGAATTTAAGTTGTCTAATCCGGTGTTATCTAATGAGTATACTTGATTGTTATTAGCAGGTACACTAATTGTACCAACAGTACTTAAATATGTGTTACTCGCATTGTATTGCGACTCATATTGAGATGGAGCGTTCCCAAATTCACCAGAAACTATAGGTGGATAGTCTGTAGGGGAGCTAATATTATTTGGAATAGGAATATTAGAAATAGAAGATTGATTAGTATTGTCTAAACTAGTTTTATCTAAAGTATTCAGTTGAGGACTATTAGTATCTTCAATAGAAACACTACTTAAATAAGTATTATTAGGACCATAAACTTGGTTATAATTATTAGAAACTCCTCCAAATTCTCCTCTAGATAATTGAGGATAATCTGTATTTACTGGTGGGGGAGGGGTGCTAGTGTCATATGATGTTACAGTATTATCTAATCCAGTATTATCTAAAGTATTTATTAAAGCACTTCCATTATTTGGTTGACCAAATGTTTCATCTACATAAGTATCATTTGGTAAGTTATCTTGAACAAATCCAGATTGTGGGTCATTAATTGGAGTATCTCCAGGAAAACTTCCAACGCTTAAAGTAGTTTGACCTTGTAATAATAATTGTTTTAAACCCATATTATTTTATTATAAATATTAAAAAAAGAAAGCTCGCTAAAAGCGAGCTCTTTTTATTGTTAAGTAGTAATATTAGAAGTTTAACACGCAATAATCCATAGCTACAGTCATTGTAATATTAACAGCTGTATCTGCTGTATCCCAGTTATAATCACCAAAATTAGCTTCTTTAATAAATGCGCCTTTAATAATCCATTCACTAACTACATCACCTACAGGTCCTAAAACATCTAATACTAAATCTTTCTTATAAAAATCAGAGTATCCATCTCTACCTGTTACAGATTCATGATGTAAACGTACCCATTCCATTACAGCTTGAGCTCCAGATGGAGTAATTGGATCAAATAATGTCATTTGAATATCACCCCAAGTAGTTTTACCTTTAACTTTTCTGTAAACATTAATATGGTTTAATGTTACTTCACCTTGTGATACAGTAACAGCATTTACTCCTTTAACTATATAACTAGGTACCCCATCCATATACAGGATAAATCTATTAGCCTGCTTTGGTTCAAAGGCTGTGAAGAATATTTCGTTTGCGTCTAATATTGCCATGTTTTTTTATTTATTATAAATATCTAATTTTTAAAAATTACGCTGGGAAGGTAGCTCCAGTTGGTGTAATATTGAAATCTAAGTAAATATATTCAGCTGTTTTAGTTGGTTGAATATAAATTCCACCATTTAATTGATTTCTATCAATATCTACTGCTGTGTTATTACTTTCATCCATTATTACTCTAAAAGCATATAAACCTTGTCTTTGTTGAACTGATTCTAAGTATGGGTTTACCTGCGCTAAGAAATTATTTCTTGTTGTAGCTGTATTTTGTTCAAATACTAAGTTATTAGCGACTTGAGAAATATAGTTCTTAAGAGCGATTAATAAACGACGAACATTTACACGATCTAAAGCTGAGGCTTGAGTTTGTAATGTTTTTTGGCCATACACTACTACTCCTTGACCTGGGAAGGTAGCTATTGGGTTTACTTTACCATCATATAATGTGTCTCTATCTGTTTGAGATAAACGTCTTTCAGCTTTAATAACTTGAAGACTACCTCTATTTAAACCTGCTGGGGCAAACCATGGTTCAGCAACACTATCATTATAAGCATAAACACCACCTATTACTGTTGAAGCTGGGACCCAAACATTTCTTCCACTATCTGGGTCTTGAACTTGAACCCAAGGCCAATAAGAAGCAGCATATGATGTATTTCTACCAGAAGCTTGACCAGTTACACCACTTAATGTATTACCATAAGTTACTAAATCAGTCACATGAATAAAGTCACCACGATTTTGAGCTATGTTTATTATACTAGATATTAGTCCAGTTTGTAGTGAGTTAATTAATCCTGGGGTTAGTAATATATTAAATTTATAATCATCTTGATTAGATAATAAGTTAATCATATCTGGGTAACCTTGTCCATTATTTGATCCAATTGGAACACCCTGAGCGTTAGCTGCTGTTGTTATTTGGTCATAAAATTGAGCTCCACCAGCTAATGATCCTACTGCTCCTCTAAATGAACCACTTGTATTAATAGGAATAGAAGCAGTATATTGAGCTTTAGGTACACCTGTATTATCAAAATAATTAGGTGTGGTTACTACAGATTTTACTCTAATATAATTTGAACCACCTGGGTAAGAACCAGTTGTTTGTAAATAATATGAAGTTCCATCAGTAACATACGTTTGGTATTGGTCTCCAATTATTTTAGATACAAAATTTGGTGAAAATGGATCTAAAGATAGATTAGTCCAAGTTTCTAATACTGTTTGGTTTAATTCC